CTACAACCCACTACACGAGTTCTTTGAGCAAGACCTTCACATCGGAGACGACTGCCCAAACATCGCGCTTTTACTTTCAAGTGTTGACTCAGATACTCCGAACGCTGATAAGTTTATCCTTATTTGGCTCTTATCAGTTGTTGCCTCTGCTTATGGTTTCCATTCTCCATTAGTGCTAATATTCTGCGGTGAGAAGCAGGGCACTGGTAAAACCCATTGGTTCAGGTATCTCTTACCTAAAGAGCTGCGCTTCTTATTTGCAGAATCTAAGATGGATGCTGGCAAAGATGACGAAATACTTATGACAAAAAAACTAATTATACTTGATGATGAGTACGGAGGCAAGTCTAAGAAAGAGGAGAAGCGGCTTAAGGAACTTACCTCAAAAGAGTTTATAAATGTGCGAGAGCCTTACGGCAGAGTATCAACTGACCTTAGAAGGCTTGCAGTATTCTGCGGTACATCAAATGAAACGCAGATACTATCCGATCCAACTGGAAACCGCAGGCAGATTCCGATTCATATCAGAAACATAAACCACGAGTTCTATAACCAGTGCGATAAGGTTGCACTTTGGCGCGAGCTGTATGCGATGTTCTGCGCTGGAGCAGAGTACACTATACTTAAAGAGGACATTGCGCTTTTAAACCAATCCACAGAGGCATTCAAGCACTCAACACCTGAGGAAGACCTGATCCATAAAAAGCTCGAAATTGGAGATAGAGCCTTCGGAGAATGGATGTCGCTCACCGATATTCAACAATACTTAATGATTGAAACCAAGTTTAATTACCTCAACACTCAGCGTATTGGTTCAATCCTTACTGCGCTCGGTTATATCAAAGAGCGCAAATTAAGAGGCAATTCCAAGATTACAATGTATTTTGTCTCCAAACTCGCTATCTAATGGACACCTTTGGACAGCTTACTAATTTTAAAGCTGTCCATTGAAAACCATTGCAGCAGTAGTAGCGCAGCGATTTTGGACAACTTACAACTTACTTATCTAATAATAACAATAATATATATACACATACATATATGCACACACACACACATTACATAGGCTATATTGGGAAGTGCAAAAAGTGGGTGTCCAAGGTGTCCAAGCTGTCCAGTTATGAGTGAAGCTACCCTCCAATCTAAGGCATTTCAGAACTTATGGAACAGCCGCCCCGACCTACGTGGGCGCGTCTTTGCGATAAATAATAACAGCGCAAACGGCATCAAGGGCGCAATGAATAAAGCGATGGGTGTTGTAGCAGGCGTAGCCGATATGTGCTACTTGAAGCCCGAAGGGCAAACAGTTTGGATTGAATGGAAGACCGTAAGCGGCAGGCAGTCGCCTGAGCAAGTTAAGTTTCAACAGCTCTGCCTTTCACTTGGGCACGAGTACCATATTGTAAGAAGTGAAGCTGAATTTTTAAACATAATAAACAAAACCCTATGAACATAACAAACGAAGATAATATGGAGCTTATGGCTCGATACCCTGATAAGTATTTTGATTTAGCAATAGTTGATCCGCCGTATGGTAATATAGATGCAATTGGTTTGATTAATAATAAGAAGCAAAATAAACAAGCCACAAAAAGAAAGGGATACCATTTATTTGAAAATATTGCACCTGATAATAAATATTATTTAGAACTTGAAAGAGTATCAAAAAATCAGATTATTTGGGGTGGTAACTTTTTAGGATTATGTGGTGGTGTAATTGTTTGGAATAAAAACGGAACTGCGTTTGGTGAAGGCGAGATTGCAATTTGTTCTACACATAAAAGCGTTCAAATATTTGAATATACTTGGAATGGAATGCTGCAAGGTGATATGAAAAATAAAGAAACACGAATACACCCAACTCAAAAACCAGTTGCACTTTACAAATGGCTTTTAGATAAGTACGCAAAGCAAGGAGATAAAATACTTGACACTCATCTTGGCTCAGGCTCAATAGCTATTGCCTGCTATGATTACGGATTTGATTTAACCGCTTGCGAGCTTGATAAGGAGTATTTTGATAAAGCAATGTTAAGAATTGACAACCACATAAAGCAGCTTAAACTATTTTAATATTGCACAATCAAATAATTTAACTACCTTTGCAATCGATGGAACAACAGAAGATAGAACGTAGAGGCGGAGTGCGCGAAGGTGCAGGACCGCCATTTGCATACGGCGAAGCTACTTGCAACCTCACAGTTAGGATTCCTGCGAGCCGCAAGGATGAGATACGCGAAATGATTAAACAATACTTACTTCAATATCGTGTCAATGCAAAAAAATAGATGGCGCAGCGGCTACTTCGTTATCGAAGATGAGCACTTCGTAGGTTACTTAACTGTGATTGGCAGTGCTCAGGATGTGCTTGTAAGATTTGGCTTAGAAAGGATGCAGCGCATTATTGAAGATTCGCAAGACATACAAGTCTAAGTGCCCAATGAATACTTGATTGGAATGCTAACACATGATGATAACGGCTACCTTACCGCTGATGTGATAATGTACAATAAGGTTGTAAGATTGAAGCTCACACAAGAGCAGATTGATATTGCAAAAAACATATCTTTGTATAATAAAAAGTAATTGATTATATGCCACTATTTCAAGGAGACACTCAGGCAATTATCGCAATGAACATTCGCAAGCTAATCGATGAAGGTTATCCTGCATTACAGGCAGTAGCCATTGCAGAGGCTGAGGCTGCAAAGAGTAGAAAAAAGAAATAATACAACGATAAAACAGCGATGCCTAAACCTGAGAACATAGAGCCTCATAAGTTCAAGAAAGGACAGACGGGCAATCCGAACGGCAGACCCAAGAAGCTACCTGAGCTGAGCAAGCTAATGGCTGATATACTTGGCGATGAGAAGAACGGGCTGACCACTGCGGAGCGCATCCTTAAGGCGATTGAAGCTAAGGCATTGCGTGGCGACATCAAGGCGGCAGAGATGCTGCTTGATAGAGGTTACGGCAAGCCGAAGCAAACGCAAGAAACCAACATCACCAGTAGCGAACCACTTGTAATAATTAGAACAATAGAGACAGATGGAAAATGAAATTTGGAAACAGTTTGCAGTAGGATATGAAGTATCCTCATTTGGAAACGTGCGCAGCATTGACAGAGTTGTTAAAACGGCTAAGCAACCATTAAACCTGAAAGGAAAGATGCTAAAGCCAGCGATTGATAAGAAGGGCTATAAGCGTGTTGCGATAATGGTGGATGGTAAACTTACCACGTTAAAGGTGCATAGGATAGTTGCAAAAGCATTCATTGATAATGTTGATGATAAGCCTCAGGTGAATCACATCGATTGCATTAAGACTAACAATGAAGTAAGAAATTTAGAGTGGGTGAATAATTCTGAGAACATTCAGCACGCATTTGATAATGGACTTATGAAAGCTAAGCGACTACACGAAAGTCCAAGATGCAAACAAACCAAAGAAGGCATCGAAGAAATTGTAAGGCTTAAAGCGCAGAAAGTAAAGAATAAGATAATTGCAGAAATGTTCAATTGTTCTATTACATCGATTAAAAGATTAAATAGAGACTATGCAATTTACTCTAACTAAAACACAAACAAACGCCTTCGATATGGCAACCAGCGGAAGCAAGCGAGTAATTGTTTTCGGGGGTGCTATACGATGGCTGCCCCTTGCAGAAATGTAAGGGGGAAAGATTAACGAGGTGGGAAAACCTACTGGCTATTATTAACTATCACGCACCTCGCGCTTACTTATGGCGGCTCAAGGTGGGTAATCATCCGCAAGAGCTTGCCCGACTTAAAGCGCACCACGTTTCCTTCATTCACTGGCTTGCTTGGCGATGGGCTAAATGCGCACATTAGAAGTTGGAATCGAGATACTAACGTGGTAACATTCAACAACGGCAGTGAGCTTATCTTTATGGCTGAGAGCTTCGATGAGGACAAAGACCTCAACCGCTTTAGAGGATTGGAAGTAAACGGCGCAGGGCTTGATGAGGTTAACGAGCTGCAAGAGCCAACCTTCTACAAGGTGCAGGAGCGAATCGGCAGTTGGAACAAGGCGCACGGCAAACCTCCGATTGTTTGCTTGGCTACTTGCAACCCTGCTAACAATTGGGTGAAGACTGTTATCTACGATAGATACCGCGATGGCAGCTTGCCTGAGCGGTGGAGCTACATACCATCAAAGATAACCGACAATCCGCATATTCCTGCGGAGTACCTTGAGAGCTTGCGCGAGTTACCGCCAGTTCAATATCAAAGGTTCGTTGAGGGCGATTGGGATATACTCGATGATGTTGCTAACCCGTTCTTATACGAGTGGCAGGATATGAAGCACATCGATGATAGCATCGCGCTCAATCGTAATATACCAATATTCATCTCAGTCGATTTCAACATCAACCCACTATGCGCACTGGTAATCCAACAACTGCCAAGAGGCTGCGTGGTGGTAGATGAGATAAAGATTGAGAAGGGCAGCGTTGATGCGTTCTGCGATTACATCGAGCGGATGGGCATACCGATGGGCTTGCTGCGGATTACTGGCGATGCGATGGGTAAGGGCGGCACAGTGCAGCAGCGCGACAACTCAAGCGCATATACGCAAATCAAACGCAGGCTGCACCTGAGCGATTCGCAGATAATAATACCAGCTAACCCAACGCACTACAACAGCCGCATTGATTGCAATGCTGCGTTAAGGAAGCTCGACATTCGAGCCAACTCGGTTAAGTGTAAAGGCTTTGTGTTCGATGCTAAGCAGGTGCAGTGCGATAGCAATGGCAGCATCATCAAGAGCAATAGAAGAATTTTATCTGAGCGCGCTGATTTCTTAGATTGTTTTCGTTACTTTGTAAACGCAATTTTAAAAAGATACTTATGAGCGTATGCACACCTTGTTACAATGCAGGCAACTACATCGATGCTTGCTTGGGTAGTTTTACCTTTGGCGAAGTTGAAGCCGATACCGAATACTTTGTATGGGTGCAGCACAATGCGACTGGCAATGTGA